AAAGAGGGCAAGTCTACTTTGGAGCTTTTTGATGAACAGCCAGCTATGTGGCGGGTTACCAGGTCTGCTGGTATGTATAAGCATCTTGTGGAATTAAAACAAGAACGTGAGAAAGGTTACATCAAGAAAGATGTACAGGTATACTGGGGTCCAACCGGGTGCGGTAAGACCAGAAAGGCTTTTGAGGAAAACCCGGGCGCATATATGCTGAACCAAAGTCCTACTGGATGTTGGTGGGATGGATATGACGGGGAAGAGTGTGTCATTATCGACGAGTTTCGGGGGTGGATCCCCTTTGCGCAGTTGCTTCGTATTACGGATGGTTATCCTTGTGCAGTTCCTATTAAAGGAGGCACGGTAACTTTGAGAGCAAAGAAGATTGTCATCACTTCCAACTTACCCCCACATGAGTGGTATCCCGGCGTTCAATGTCTTGAAGATGGCGGGATTGACAAGCTCCTTCGTCGTGTCAGCATTCTAAATCGAATGGAAACCGTAAAAATAGATACGGTTTAAAATAATTTTTGGGAAAAAATAATTTCGGGCTCCCCGACATGTGTCAATGTGACAATGTGACAATGTCGGGGGTAAAACTAAACGCCCGAAATTTGGATTTGGAATTGGAATTCTATTATTGGATATATCGCTCCGCGGGCAGTTTCAATCCGGGCTCCGCCCGGCGGCCTTGCGTTCTTATATAACTTCTGGAGTTATATATTTAAGGGGTGACTTTACGCTCGTAAAGTTCGGCATAGTAGGTGATACGGACTTTGTATACCATTGCTGTTACTTGGCCGGAGGTTATAGGACCGGCCAGGATATTCCAGTACCATTGAGTGGTGGGATCACCACTGACGAAGCCTTCGTAGACTTCTCGTCCGAATTGAGGCTTGTCAATTCCAAACATCTTTCTAGTGGACATGTAGGAGGAAAGGGTAGATTGACCTTTGAAGGCGTTTGATATAGAGTTCTTGGCGTAAGGCATTTGGGTAACAACGTCAACGGCGACTCCAGAGGCGTCGGAAGAATTGCTGGTTGGGAGGAGGATGATTTGGGTGGTGTTAGCAATGATAGTACCACCGGTCGGATACGCTGTAACTCGAACGCTTGACCCATGAACTCGATACTTCCGGTAGAATGCAGACCAAGCCGCAAAACTGTAGGGTTGGCTGCCGCCGATTGTGACTTCGGGATCGTAGAGGGAATTACCTCTGAGTTGGATTTCAGTGTAGAGTCCAGTGGCGTTTGAGGTAACGTAGCTGGTGTCGTAGTGGACTTTGATTCGCATTTTATCAGGGAACGAAGTAGGCATAGTTCGGCTCGAAGGTTTTGACATTCTCTTTCCAGCTCGTCTGACGACTCGTCGCTTTCGGGGTCCTCCGATTCGTCGTCGGTAGCGTGGTTTAACTGGTACTTTTCGTCTGCGCAGAGATTTGTAGGGCATTGCATACTTTTTATTGGGTTTAAAATTGAATTTTTAAATAATTTTTTTTAACTTCGTCACAAAATGGGTTCGCGTGCGTGGTGTTTCACTTTTCATTTTCGGAGATGGACTATGGAGGAAAACCAGTACTTTGACGAAGGTGGTGCTGATGCCTGGACTGACAATGGTTTCCAAGATAAGCTTAGAGCTGCCGGGGAGGAGCATATTAAGTACTTAATTATGGGGCGTGAGGTTTGTCCTGGGTCCAAACGTCTCCACTGGCAAGGCTACGTGGAGTTCGACAAGACTGTTCGAATGGCTGGGGTTAAAAAGATCTTTGGTACTGACAAAGTTCATCTTGAAAAGAGGATGGGTACTCGGCAAGAAGCTCGAGACTATTGTCTAAAGACTGCTAAGGAGGATGAGATCTTTGAAATCGGGGAATTTGGCAAAGGTGGTCAAGGTAAACGAACTGACATCGAGGATTTAAAAACTGCGATCAAAGAGGGCAAGTCTACTTTGGAGCTTTTTGATGAACAGCCAGCTATGTGGCGGGTTACCAGGTCTGCTGGTATGTATAAGCATCTTGTGGAATTAAAACAAGAACGTGAGAAAGGTTACATC